ATTCTGTAGTGTTCTTTATTTGCTGAATTACTATCTTGTCTTGTACAAAAAGCCATTGCGGTGTTTTTGCTACTATCTGTTTCGTTAAAAACATTTATTGTTGCTTGACCTGTGTTAGCAGTACCACCTGACACACTTTGGAATTGTAATGTCGCATGAGATTGTGCTTGGTTATTTTCGATTGTTATTGCCGAGTTGTTAGTAGTATCGTTTGCGTCATAGCCTGTTGAGGAAGTATTTCTAACGTGTAAAAGAGTGGAAGCAGTAGTAGTGTTTATAGCAAGATGACCATTTGCTGCTAATCTCATCTTTTCTGACGCATTAACACCAAAAACAATCGGGCAGCCTGTAGCACTTCCCTGTGTGTAGATTTCAAGTGCAACGTTTGAACCATTACTACATATTATTTGATTTGAGTATGCTTGACCTGATATACCAACACTATTTCCCTTATTTCTTACAAATATAGAATTTATAGCAAGTGTTGAACCTGTTACAGAATCATTTGCATCAGTTGAAGTTGCTACAGGAACAATATGAAAAGTATGGCTAGGGTTTGACTTGTTTATACCTATTCTAGAGTTTCCAGCATCAAGGAAAAACATATGTGTTTGTGCATCACTTTCAATCCTAAAATCAGTATCACTACCATCTTCATTAAATGTAGTTTCTGATGAATCAAGTTGTAATCTTGCAACACCACCAGTAGCAATATCAAAAATATTATTACCAGAAGAAAAAATACCTGTGTCTAAATCGTCACGAAAGGCTAGTGCTGGACTTCCTACAGACCCATCTTCAAGAGTTAACGTGCCGTCAAGTTGTAAAAGTTCTATCCATGCGTTATTTTCAGAATTTCTTATTTTTAATGTTCCTGTTGTAGTATCAGCCCACCACATATATGCAGCAGTAGTGGATGGACTAGATGAGTTTGAGTTATTGCTTACGATTGCGGCAAGGGCATTATTTAAGTCTGTTCTAAAGCTGGCCCCCGATTGATTTGAGAGAATATAATCATGTGTTGGACTCATAGCTTAAACTTTTTTATATAAGTATAGAATAACTAATAACTTTAATATAAACATATTTATGTACCTTTACCAAATCCAACTGCATTATATCTGAAACTTAAATCTTTGAAATTATTACTCCCGTCTCTTGTCTCTATAACAAATTGTGTGCTAGTTATAGATGTAATTTTGAAATAATCACCAGATACAGCATTTTCAAGAGTAATACCGATTGTTGGCAAAAAGTCAGTTGCAGAACCTCCATCTAT